ATATAGTGCTTCCATCAATCCTGAAAATGCTTCATTTATCGGGAATTTATATGGATATAACCCATATGGTACTAATGCAGTTTATAACTATGTATCTTTTAAACAATATGCATCTGCTTCACTTGCTGAAGATCCTGCAACAAAAGTTTACATAGAAACTGGTTCTGCCGCAACACCACCATGGGATTTCACAACAGATTATCTTGAAGCATCTACTCCTTGGATAACATCACAAAAAATTGGTGCGAATGCATTAGACTTGTTCAGATTCCACACAATTTCTCACGGTGTTCATTCTAACTATGAAATCAAAGTTGGTATAGCTAATATACGTCCTGCTGGTTCAATCGCAGGTTCAGAATACGGTGATTTTGATATTATCGTTAGATATGTTGATCAAAGTAAATTGCCACAAACACCATTTGGATGGCAAGATGAAGATATTCGTCCTGCAATAATTGAGGCATATAAGTGTAACTTGGATCCAAATTCTCCAAGATATATTACAAGAGTAATCGGTGATAGATATGTTACTATCTCTGATGAAGGTAAAGTTATTGTAAATGGTGATTATTCAAATAAATCTAAATTTATTCGTGTTGAAACAACAGAGGCCGTAAAGAATGGTGCAGTTTCTCCAAATCTGATTCCATTTGGTTTCCGTGGTCTTGTTTCACCAATACCAAGTGCATTCTCTCAACCTGCAAGTGCAAATTATGTAACATCACAGGTAATAGGAAGTGCATATAATAAACGAGTATTCTTTGGATTCAATTTTGATTTCTCAAATACTGACAACTTTAATTACTTGCGTCCATTGCCAATAATTCAAAATCAAACAACTGGAAGTAATGTAGATTTCTACTTGGGTAACTATTCTCAAAATGCTGGTGCAAATTATCCGTCACCATCAAACCCATATAGTGGATCTATAGATTTGACATCAAACACTTCCATTGATACTCGTAAATTTATCGTTCCTTTTCAGGGCGGATTTGATGGTCACAAGCCAAATCTTCAAAAGAAAACCGGAACATATATTGAAGCTGGTAACACACAAGGATTCAATTTATCATCAACTGGAACAGATGGATATGTTGCTTATAAGAAGGCGATAGATACAATCTCAAATGCTGACGAATTTGATATTAACATGGTCGCAATACCTGGTGTATTACACTCATTACATTCTGCAATAACTTCTTATGCTTCTGAAATGTGTGAAAATCGTGGTGATGCTTTCTATGTGATGGATTCAACCAGCATCAATGATAACATTGCTAGTGCAGTTTCAACGGTAGAGGCACTTGATACAAATTATGCTGCTACATATTATCCTTGGGTTAAGATTGTAGATATGGACAGAAACAAGCCAGTTTGGGTTCCACCATCTGTTGTTCTTCCTGGTGTGATTGCATTTAATGACCGTGTTTCTGCTGAATGGTTCGCGCCTGCCGGTTTGAATCGTGGTGGATTGACAGAAGTTATCGAAGTTAAATCCAGATTGACACAAGCTGAACGTGATACATTATATGAAGGTAGAATAAACCCAATCGCAGTATTTCCTGCCGCTGGTGTTTGTGTGTGGGGTCAAAAGACACTCCAAGGTAAACCATCTGCTCTTGACCGTATCAATGTTCGTAGATTGTTGATTGCTGCTAAGAAGTTTATCGCTTCTTCTACAAGATACCTCGTGTTTGAACAAAACACATCACAAACAAGAACTCGTTTCTTGAATATCGTGAATCCATATCTTGAATCAATTCAACAACGTCAAGGTCTTTATGCTTTCCGTGTTATCATGGATGAAAGTAATAATACGCCTGATGTAATCGATCGTAATATACTTTATGGTCAATTATATCTACAACCTGCGAAGACTGCTGAATTTATCATTCTTGATTTCAACATTCAATCAACAGGTGCTGCGTTTCCAGGATCTTAATGTAAGTTAAATGGGGAGATGAAATACTCTCCCCAATTTTTTAATGTTCTATATTTATGTAAAAGAATAATTTTAATTTGGAGAAATAAATGGCTGAATTACTTGATCCCACGGAAGTATTTTTTACCCCGTTTGAGCCGAAGTTACAAAACCGATTTATTATGTACATCGAAGGTGTTCCTGCTTATTTAGTAAAGGGTTCAGGAAGACCAAACATTAGTTTTAATCCTATCACACTTGACCACATAAACATTAAACGTAAAGTTAAAGGAAAGGGTGAATGGCAGGATGTTACTATTAAATTATATGATCCTATTGTGCCATCTGCTGCTCAGGCAGTTATGGAGTGGGTACGTCTTTCACACGAATCTGTGACAGGTCGTGATGGTTATTCCGACTTTTATAAGAAAGATATAACACTTCATATTCTTGGTCCAGTTGGTGATAAGGTTGAAGAATGGACACTCAAAGGTGCATTTATCACCGCAACAACTTTTGGTGATATGGATTGGGCAAACGATGCGTTTGTAGAGATTTCTCTCACACTCGCCTATGATTATGCTATTCTACAATACTAATTTTTATCATATTGTATTGTTGTTAGTAATTTAAAATATGGGTATGCCTTTTTTGGTATACCCATATTTATATTTGTATTTTAAACTGTTTTATTATAAACAATGTTATAGGATTAGTTATGACAAAAATTCCAACCGGTTACGATTTACCAATGGACAGTAGTATGTCTGATGCTGATATAAAGGCACAGTTAATGTCCGAACACAAACAAACTAATGTTAAAAAATCAAATTTCCCAACAGAGATTGTTCCTTTGCCATCAAAGGGATTGGTTTATCCAGAAGGACATCCACTTGCAAGTGGAACGATAGAAATGAAATATATGACTGCACGTGAAGAAGATATTTTGACTTCACAAAACCTAATCAAACAAGGTGCAGTTTTAGATAAGTTGTTTGAGTCTTTGATTGTCACTCCAATGAATTATTCTGATTTATATGTTGGTGATAAGAATGCAATTATGGTTGCTGCTAGAATACTTGGTTATGGAAAAGACTATACAGTAGAAATAGATGATCCATTTTCTCCAGGAAATAAACAAAAAGTAACAATAGATTTAACTCAAATTGAGCACAAGGAGGTCGATTATTCGCCATTTGAGAACAGAGCAGCCGAATTTGATTACCAATTACCACTTTCAAGCCGATACGTTACTTTCAGACTTATGACACATAAGATTGAAAAAGAAATCCAAGCTGAAATAAAGAGTATGAATAAAACACTTGTTAAAACAGGAATAGATAAGGAATTGACAACGAGACTCAAACATCTTATTGTTGCAGTTGATGGTGAACGCGGTAGAGCAACAGTTGATAATTTTGTAGACAATGAATTATTTGCTGCAGATTCAAGGGCATTAAGAATGTATATGAGAGATTTTGCTCCAGATTTGGATATGTCCTTTACATTTGTATCAGATGCTACCGGCGAGGTAAAGGAGATGGATGTACCGCTTGAGGTATCATTTTTTTGGCCTAACACCTGATTATAAACTAGGTTTACACGAGGAAATATTTTCTCTATGTTACTACGGAAAGGGTGGATTTACTTGGGAAGAAGTATATTCATTGCCAATACATTTGAGGAGATATTATCTAAAACAAGTTCAGAAGGCAGTAGATGAAAAGAACAAAGTGGAACAAGCGGAAGTTTCTAAAACAAAAGTTCCTAAATTTACAAAACCGGCTGGAAGAAAATAATTTCGTGGTCTACATATTTATATTATGTAGACCATTTTTGTTTTTATAGCATTTTGGAAAAATATGGCAACGGATAATGAAAAAAAATTAGAAGAACAGATAAAAGTTTTATCACAAGAGCGAAAAAAACTTGAGGCAGATATTCTTGAATTAAAAAATCAAATAGAATCTACCGAGAAAAAATCTGTTGCAAATTTAGAAAAAATAATAAAATTGGAAGCTCTACGTCTTGATAGTGTAGAGAAAGAAGAAGAAATACGCAAAAAAATTGAAAAAATAGACAAAGATAGTGAAAAGAGAACCGAGAAAGCAAAAAAGGCACAAGATGATTCGTTAAAAGGATTTGAAAGTCAAACTGATTATACTGATACATTAGAAAGACAAATGAAATCAGTATCATACCTTATGAAAGACTTTGGGCAAACTTCTTTTAAAACACAAGCAGTTCTTTCAACGTTAAGTTCAGATGCACAGAAAAATGCTGCAAGTATGGGATTGACGGTTAATATTGCGGAAAAATTTGGAAAAACATTAGAATTAGTTGCATCGAATACAAGACAGGGGAAAATATACACAGAAGATTTTAAAGACGCATTATCAGATACAGTGGATTTAGCATCAGAAGTTGAATCATTAGAATCTGCTATGGTAAAATCATCTGCTGATGCATTAAAAGGTAAGGCGAGTATAGTGGATACCGATAAAACTCGTGAATCTATACTTGTTAAGATGTATGAGATTGAAAATGGAAATAACGATTTAACAAAAGAAGAAAAGAAAATTCAGTTGGACGCATTGGGTATTCTGATAAAAAAAATTGGAGAACTTGATAAAGTAAACGAAAAAATATCAGAACAAAATAGTCAGATGGCCGGATTAAACTCACTTAGTAGTAAAGTTGGTGATACAATGGGTGGGTGGATTAGGAAAGTTCCAGGCGGAGATAATATTGCTAAGATATTGAACATAGATAAAACTGCGGAAAATGTAAACAAAAAAATGTCAAAAGCTTTCACATCCGCAGTTGGTGCCATAAAAGGTAAAAATAGTCCTGCTGAAGCGTTTAAGGACGCAAGTGCAGCTCTTGGTGGTATGATTACTATGGCACCGAAATTGATTGCAGGATTGGGATTAGGTCTGATTACGGGTGCAGCTCAATTTCTTATTGGTGCATTTAATGCAGTTGATCAGGAAGTTTCGGAAATAGGTAAAGAATTTGGTTATTCAAGAAAAGAAGCAATCGCATTGAGAGATACTTCTATTGATATTGCATCTGAAATGAATGTTGTTGGTGTAAATTCAAAAGAAGTTGTTAAAAGTATAGGTTTGGCTTCCGATATGATGGGCGGTCTTGATATGGGAGCAAGACTTGCTAGTGGAAATCCTGCCGCTAAACAATTAGTAAAAGATACCGCTTTGCTGACAGAAAAATTCCAAATGAGTGCAGATGAGGTAAAATCAATGCACGACCTTTCAACTCTGACTGGTAAAAGTATGGGTGAACTTGCTGGAACTGCTGCTAAAATGGGTGGTGGTTTGATGACAAGTAAACAGGCAATGAAAGCACTAGCGAGTGTTCCCAAAGAAGTTGCAGTTGCATTTAAAGGAATACCTGCACAATTAGCTGCTGCCGCTCAAAAGGCAAAATTATTAGGACATGATTTGAAAAAGGTTCAAGATATTGGTGACGGTATGTTGGATATTGAATCATCACTCCAAAAAGAAATGGAGGCAAGGGCAATAACTGGTAAAAATATTCAATTAGATAAGGCACGTGAATTGGCTTTGAATGGTGATATAGCTGGTCTTCAAGACGAATTGTTGAAACAGTCTGGATCATTACAAGATTTCCAAAAGATGAATAGATTGCAACAAAAGTCAATGGCTGACGCAATGGGTATGTCTGTGGAAGAAATGACAACCATGCTCACAAATGCACAGAAGTTAAAAGATTTGGGTGTATCACAAAAAAAGATGGATGAACTTCAGGCGAAAAGTGCAGCAGAATTAAGGGCAATGAATAAAGACGGTATGAATGAGGCAATGAAAGGGGAAATCGAAAGAATGGCAAAGGAAAAGGAATCTGCTGCTATAAAAGAAAGAATGGCCAATATTGTTCAAAAACTTCAAGAAAAATTATCAAAATTGCTATCACCAATTCTTGAAATGGTTCATGGTATGCTAGATGCTGCCGAAGCCGGTGGTGGTTTCGATAGTATACTAGAATCTGTATCTGGTATTATAAAGGGAATAATACCCATAGTTAAAACTCTTTTTGGCGTTGTTTCATCATTGATAGGTCCTGTAACTTCTGTTTTAGGATTTTTCGGTGGTATTGGAAAAGAAACGGAGGCAATAACTGGTGGTGTTGCTGATGCAGGTAAGGCAGCCGAAGCGAGTCAAGCTGGATTTGGTGGTATATTGAAAGCCGTAACTTTAATAGGTGGTGCTTTTGCAGGAAAGGCACTGCTTGGAAAAGGTCTGGATATGATGAAAGAAAAGGCATCAGAATTGGGTAATACCTTAAAAGAAAAGGTTGCCGATAAAGCAGGTGACATGGGTAAAAAACTACTTGGAATGGGTAAGAAAATGAAAGCACCAAAAATGCCAAAAATACCAGGAGCAAAAGCTGCTGGTGGAAAGGGTGGTGGTTTCATGGATTCACTTGTTCAGGCATTCAATAAAATAGATGGTAAAAAAATGATTCAAGGTGCAGCTGCATTAGTTATTCTCGCGGCTGCTTTATGGATTACTGCTAAAGCCGTTCAAGAATTTATGAAAGTTAATTGGGATGCAATGGCAAAAGCAGGTGTTGCTCTTCTTGGATTAGTAGGCATAGCGTATCTTATGTCAAAGGCAAGTACGGAAATGATTAAAGGTGCAGCTGCAATGTTAATACTTGGGGTTGCATTAGGTATCGTTGGACTTGCACTACAAACATTTATGACTGTAAAATGGGAAGACATGGCAAAAGCCGGTGTTGCTCTGCTTGCATTAGTTGGAATCGCTGCACTAATAGGTGCATTTATTGCACCTATAATGATGGGTGCAGCTGCTCTCATAGTATTATCCGGTGGATTTTTAATATTTGCTGCCGGAATGTGGGTGTTGAGTAAGGCAATGGAAGGGTTTATTCCAATGATGGAAACACTTTTCACCGGAATCAGTAGTATCATTACCACAATCGGTGATGCCATTGTAAAGATAATAGAGGCCGTAACTGCAGGTATTTCAACGGTAGTTGATAAGTTGATGGGATTAACAACACTCGATGGTGAAAATCTACTAAAAATTGCTGCAGGTATTACTGCATTAGGAGTTGCACTTGCAGGATTTGGTGCAGGTAGTGGTGCAGGTGCGATTGCAGATGGTATAGGTAGTGCTATTGGCGGATTACTTGGTGGTGACAGTCCATTGAGTCAATTACAAACAATAATGAAAGATATACAGCCGGAAAAATTATCTGGAATCGCGAAGGCAATAGTAGAATTATCTGCTGCAATGACTGCACTTTCAAACACATTGCAGAATGTAAACTTCGATAAGTTAGAAGAAGTTATGAGTGCAGTTGATAAAGCCGGTGGTGGTGGTAGTAAAATAGGTTCTATTGTAAGTAGTATTGGTTCATTGTTTGGTGGTGGTGATGACGGTGGTGCATCTGCTACACCCGCAAAGGCCGGTGGTGGAATTTCCACCGTAGGTCAAACAACCGGTGGTATAGGTTCTTCTGCTGGACCAGGTGGAACAGGTGGAACCGGATTAGGACAATCAGGTGGAGCCGGTGGTGCAGGTGGTGGTGATGGTGTTGAGAAAAAACTTGATCAGTTAATATCAATAATGTCTTCGATGGCAAGTGCACCAACTATTATCAAAATTGGTGATAAAACAGTTGAAGAAATAAATGGTAGAGCTGATTTCAAAAAGGCGTATCAAATAGGAATAGATAACAGTTATGGAAAGTCCCTACAATAATTTTTAATGCATGATATTTATATCAAACAAAAGGAATACAAATGTCATTATTGGACCTAAAATCAGATTTGTCAAAATATCGTTCTGAACCTTCTCGTGAAGAAAAAAATGAACCACAAAACTCTGTTGCGAAATCTTCAACAAATTTTGCAACAGTTCAACCTATTACGGATTCCCTTTTAAGTAAGATACCTAATATAAAAAAACCAACTTCAAAAGATATAGTTAGTAAATTAAATTCAACAAATCTTGATAATATCAAAGATCCCAAAAAAACGGAACCTTTGGAAAAAAGATTAAACACAACAAAATTAGATGATATTGTAAAAAAAGATTTTGATGAATTGTTATTAAACTCTATATCAGAGTTTTCACCGTCTGCTATTGATATAAATTCTTATAATTTAGGAAGACAACCTATTGAAAAAATTGTATCAAAATTTGATGATATAAAACAGACAGATTTTGTTAGCTCACTTGATAAATCAAATATTCTTGTTTTGAAGAGCGATCAAGGAACAAATAATAACACATCCGATATTGAAATAACATCAAAACCTTTTCAATTCGATAGAACAAAAACTTCTCCGAATATAACAGAAAATCCAGAAGATGCAACAGATAATATAGTGATACCAAAATTGTCTATAACTGGAAAACCATTATCAATAGACAGACAAAAACAATCCGTTATAATAGATAAAGACTTGGTATCACCCATAAACAACATAATAAGTCCAGATATTTCATTACAAAGAACTAATTTAACTTTTAATAGAATTGTAGAATCTCCAAACATAGTAAAAGATACTATAAAAGAAGGTCTGGTTGTTGATCCAAAAATAAGTGTTTTTAGAATTGAACAAGGAACAAATCATTTCAAAGATAATAGTGATTTGAATCCAGATAAACCACAAATATATTTCATACAATCATCATTGTTGGCGGCAAGAAAACCACGGTTGGAACCTGATAATGTAAGATACAATCAGATTTCAAATCAATTATCTGACAATAGTGATTTTAATATAGATGATATAATACGAACAAATCCATCTGGAAGAAATGAAGATCCAACTCGTTCACCATACTCAACCGATGGAACACGAGCAGTTGATTATTTTGGAAATTCTTATTTTAGAGGATTCAGTATTCGTCAATCAAATACTGAATATAGTAATTTACCATCTGCTTATGGATGGAAAGGTGGTCGTGGTGATGCACCTACCGTTAATTTTGTTACAGATGTTAATGGTAGAGGTTTTGAAAAATTTGCTAGAATCAGAGAAACTTCATACAAAACTAATTCTTCTGAACTTGGATTCGTTACGATTCAAAGAGTTAATTTCTTTGATATTAAAAAAGAGTATGCAACTGATGGATTTACACCGTTTCCTGTTGCATTAAGAACAAGTTACATTAAAGACTCATCCAAATTTACTTGGATTGGTCCAAGAGACAGGTCTCCTGCCGTAAATTATTTTGATATTGAAGCACAAAAAACAACTGCTGGATTTCATGGATTTGCTCAAGTATATGATACAAAGTATATTGCAGAATCTTCCATATATGATTGGGACGGTAAAAGAGAAAATGCTCCATCTATAAATTACTTTGATATAAATGGAAGGAATACAACCGCTGGTTTTGAAAAGTTTGCACAGATATACGATACAAAATATATTCCTGAATCATCGATATATGATTGGGATGGAAAGCGTGAAAATGCCCCATCTGTAAATTATTTTGATTTGAATGTTCAAAATACAAATGCAGGATTCCATAATTTTGCTCAACTATATGATACGAAGTATATTCCAGAATCATCAAGATTTGATTGGGATGGTGCTAGAGTTGATGCTCCAACGGTTAATTATTTTGATATAAATACACAACATACAACTGTTGGTTTCCATTCTTTTGCTCAAAAATATGATACGAAGTATATTCCAGAATCATCGGAATTTGATTGGGACGGTGCTAGAGGAGATGCACCATCGGTGGATTATTTTGATTTTTCAAAAAGAAATACTACACAAGGATTTCATACGTTTGCACAAAAGTTAATAACAAAGTATGTACCAGAATCTTCCGATTATGATTGGGATGGAGTTAGACAAAATGCACCATCCGTTGATTACTTCGATATTTCAAAGTCAAATACTACCGTTGGTTTCCATACGTTTGCTCCACATTATGAAACAAAGTATGTACCGGAGTCATCCAGATTTGATTGGGATGGATCAAGAGGTAATGCACCATCTGTAAATTATTTTGATACAATAGAAACAAATAGAACCGAGCTTTTCAGAGGAAGATTTAGATCAAAAACAACTGCTGGTTTCCATACTTTCGCTCAAAGATATGATACGAAGTATGTACCAGAGTCATCGGAATTTGATTGGGATGGTGTTAGATTACAGGCACCGTCTGTGAATTATTTTGATACATCAAAAACAAATAAAACAATATCTGAATTTCCTGACGGATTTAGTGCAAAAACAACTGCTGGTTTCCACACATTTGCTCGTATGTTAGATACTAAGTATATTCCGGATTCTTCACGATACGATTGGAATGGTAAGGCAGATAGACGTAATTTTAGAAATCCAATACCTGTTGATTTCTTTGACAATACGGCAGCGGTAAATAAATACGGAAATAAATTGTTTATAAATGTTCCAGTTGATTATAGAGGCGGTGTTACCATTGGAACAAAGGACAAGTATGTTCAAAAAACATTTGGTGGTTTCCATATATTTGCTCAGTTATATGATTCAAAATATGTACCAGAATCATCAAGATTTGATTGGGATGGCACAAAAACTAATGCCCCTACTGTAAACTATTTTGATACAGCACAATCTAACAGAACAACATCGGAAGAAAACTCATTACTTGCAGACTTTAATAAACCAAAACAGTTTGTTGCAAAAACAACTGCTGGTTTTCATATATTTGCACAAAAATATGATTCCAAATACATAAATTATGCTTCAATTTACGATTGGGATGGTGTTGCTGATAGAACTGGCTTTACAAATCCAATACCAGTTGATTTCTTTGATACTGGAAACACAAATAGAACAGAAACCGAGTTTCCAAATGGATTTGTACCACACACGAAAGAAGGTTTCCACATATTTGCACAAAAATATGATTCAAAGTATGTTGATTATTCTTCAATTTACGATTGGGACGGTATTGCAGACAGATTGGAGTTCAAAAATCCAATACCTGTTGATTTCTTCGATAATAATGTAGTTTATTCCGCATATCAAGATAGATTTGGTATAAAAATTGCAACAAAAGATGCTTATGTTCAAAAAACAATAGCCGGATTCCATAATTTTGCTCAGTTATATGATTCAAAGTATATTCCAGAGGCATCAAGATTTGATTGGGATGGTTTTAAACAAAATGCTCCTGCGGTAAATTACTTTGATAATCCATTATTTTCTCGTCAAACAAATGTAGTAAATGCAGTTGTAAAACTGGCAGCAACAGATTCTTATGTTCAAAAAACATTCGGTGGGTTTGATACATTTATAGACAAATATGACAGTAGATATGTTCCAGATTCATCATTATACGATTGGGATGGTAAAAGACAAGATGCTCCTGTTGTAAATTTCTTCGATATAGATTTTAAGAAAACAACAGTCGGATTCCATAAGTTTGCACAAAAATTAGATACAAAATATGTTCCGGGTTCATCTGGCTTTGATTGGGATGGTCCAAAAATAAATGCACCTGCTGTTGATTATTTCCCAAATGTTTATGGTGATGGGTTTATAACATTTGCTCGCGAATTGAACAGTAGATTGAATTTAGAGTCTTCAAGATTTGATTGGGATGGTAAACGATCAAATGCTCCTGGAATAAATTATTTTCAAAAGTTAAAACCAAAAACAGAATATGCTATAAGACTTATTGCAAATTACCTTGTACCACAAAGTGATATTGTAATTCAACAAGGTGATCCACAATATCCTGAATTTTTTAATATAATCGGAATGGATAAAGGATTTATACCATTTAATACTAATAAAACTATAACTGCATATTCACCGTATCTGACTGAGTTCTCACCCTCAGCCAGATTAGATAAGTATACAAACTTTTTCCCTGCACCAAATAATTACACACTTTCTGGTCCTATATTAAATGCTACTGGATTAGAAGCTACTGATCCATCAACGTTGGGAATGGTAACTGGATTATTAACTGGTATCGGTGGTTTCATACCATATCTTGGCACGTTAAATAGACCAACACAGGATCCTTCTGTTACTGAAATTGGTGCTACAGATTTTGTAACCGGTTTAAATGCAACACAACAGACACAACTTGCTATAAATAGAGGGTTTGCACCGAATGCATCTAATTCATATAGTTCACCTGTTGTAAAAAGATCCTCTATAAGAACAAAAACGCTTGGAACTAAACTTTCTTTGATAGATGCTAAAAGAAAAACAACTTCATTTTTCTCATGGGCAAGATGGCCACTTGGTCAAGACTTGGGTTTTATCAAAAATATGTCATTATTTCGTGGTACATTATATCCTATAATTGGACCACATTTTAGTACAAGAGATATTCCCGATACCACAATACAATCTATTATAGCAAATATAGATTTTTCAAATTTGGGTGGATTGAGTGGTGGAAGTGTGCCATCGGTTGCTTCACTTGGAAATGTTAATGTAGGAATATCTACAACTACGAATAATGGAACAAGTTTTAATCTTCAAGTAGAACATGGTCGTGGTGATGCAAATATACAACGATTAAATTCATTTGGTTTTGGTCCAGATAATTTGGGACAAGGACAGGCATTTTTAGATGCACTTTTACCACATTCTCTCGGTAGACGCCCTTGGTCTGGAAAAATTTCAAACGGTTTGTATTCATCATTACAAAACCAATATCCAATTTATACACACGATGTTTCTTCTAGATTTTATGGTTATCGTAGACCAAATAATTCCAATACTGATGCACCATATACACCATATGATGAAGAATTATCAAGACGTGGTAATGCTGTAGCAAATGATCCTTCAATATGGCGTACTGGAAAAGGTGGACCATATGAAAGACAACTAAAAAATGGTTGGTGGGTTGAACCTGGTATGCCACAGGATGGTGATTACAGTCCAGGTAGCGTTAGAAATCCAAACCGTAATTTTGTGGGAATGGGACAGACGGATCAAAATGCTATAACTGGTAACTTTAAAATCAGAGCATCGTCAGAAAATTTAGTTAGAAAATATGGATATATTGGTAGATGGGCATTAGACACTGGTGAGTTGGCTAAACAATATACAAAATTTGATCTTCGTAAAGATTCTTACAATACAGATTTAATATGGTCACAACCATATTATGTATCAGATATAGGTGCAAATTGGGGTTGGGGTGCCCTTGCGTGTGGAAGATTTAGCCCAACAACTCAATTAGATAGAAGACTTGCAGATTTACAGAGAATCGGTAAATTCATGTCATCTGGTAAAGGTTTAATGTGGACATTGAAGCAGTTTGGTATGCAGTTTATGAATCCATTTGTAGACACATGGAGCGAACCATTTGATTTATACCAAGATTTACAAAGAACAAATGTAAATCAAACTGGTGTAAACTCCACACGAGATATTGTTGCTACAAATCAGGCACTATTGCCCAATTTCTTTGGAAGGAGTGATGGATCTGGTGGATTAAAGTCGATTAGAGGAAACGCTACAATATTTATGCCACCGCCAACAATGATATACAATCCATTATCAACGATAATAAGTACCGTATTGAGTGGAATTGGTCATGATCAAAGACATATAAAATCATCGGCATTTGGTTTTCAAGGTGCACAACAATGGACACCGAATTATAGAGAACAAATTGCAAAAGAAGTGTTTGCAAACAGTAATCCAGAGAATGTATTATCGTCAGTATCATCTCGGACTGGACCTGCAGGAACTGGTTTACAAAATTTGGGTGCACAGGGTACACGAAGATTCCCAAATGACTTAAACCAACACTATGAGGCACAAACAACTTATAGAAACAGAACTGGATTCTCAACACAAAATATCGGTGGTGTTGATTATAGAGAAAAAACATTTCATAGAAAACAAAATGGTGACTGGTTAATTCCAGTTGATGAAACGGTTGATTGGTGGACGCTTGGTGGTGCTAATGGTATGGGTGGTGCTACTCCAGGTGGTTCCGGAAACGTTGAAGCAACAAATTACTTTGAATCACCACAGAAAGCTGATCCTGTAACACGTCAGAGAAGATACAACAGATTGATTGGTTTGATGAAAGAAATGTTACCACAATCATTTTCTCCAATGCTGTCACCACAGCGTGATTCTGCATTTGCAACAACCGGTCCTGTCCCTGCACAGGCAGGTGTCACTGGAAATACTGGAATAACTGATCCAAATAGTGAATTGAGGATATTGGCAAACTCGTCTTTGATGAAGACACATCAAAATAGATTACGCGATGGGGAAATAATAAGAATTTCTTCAAACTTTGGTGGACCTGGATCGTTTCTTGGTTTAGGTGGAACCACTATAAATAAATCAAGTCATAAGTTATTAGGAACATATACAACTATTCCTACACTTGATAAAGATAAAATATTAGACGGAACACAAAGAGAAACATTTTTTGCTAAGGACTTCTACGGAACATATAGTGATAGATTACGTGGAATAAATGAGATAGAGGTTTCATCCGATGGATCTAAAGCAGAATTGGGTGGTGATTTAAGAACACTTGTTAATGCATTAGATTCTAGTAAACCCACTCTTTCTTATCAAACCGATGGTGCATTTAAAGATCCGTACGGCACAAATTCTGTTCTATTGGGTGAACAAGTTACAATACAACCTATAACTCAAATGCGTTTGAATAAAATAAAACCATTTGATTTTCTATATCCAAATCCTTTGAATAGATTATCAAGGCCGAATGTAATGGATGAATTTAGGGATCCAAATAATACTATGAGTGATGGTCCAGATGCATCTATACAGTCTATCCAAAACAGACAACTATTCGCAACAACACCATATCAATACATGGAAAGATTTAACGGAGCCGGAAGAGCATTAGTTGGGGGTGTTGATAGATCATCTGCTTGGAATGCAAATTGGAGAAAGGGTCGTGGTGCAACTAAATTTAATGATTTTAGATGGGACACTGAAAATTTTGGAAATGGTGGTGCAATAGCATATGCAACAAGTCCTGAATCCTTGCCAAATTGGACGGGATTAGTTAATAAACAATTCTCCACACACCCGGCTATAAGTAATTACGCAAATACAAATTTAGAAGAAACATTTGGATTTTATGAAAATGCCGGTGACGCTGGTAATGATAGAGGTAATCCAAGAAAATCAAATATTGAATATGCAAAAGTAACATCATTCAATCCTGCACTTCCAGGTGCTCGATTCATCAAACCCGCAACTAATGGTCAGTATGCAACATATCCTGTTCCTGTTAAAAAGCCAAATTCTAATAATTTTAGAGGCGATAGAATAAACATAATAGATTATAAGCGGGCAAACTTTGCAATAACAAAAGATTTGGTATACGAAATGGGTGAGTTTGATAACCCAACGCTTCAAGGACGAAATGATTTGATAGAATTTTATTTCTCAAGTGTAGTTTTACGAGGACACAACTACTGTCCAGCGGAAGTTATAGTATTTAGAGCAACTTTTGATAGTATAACGGATAACCATAAACCATCGTGGAGTCCTGTAAAATATATGGGCAGAGGTGATCCACTCTATACTTACGATGGATATGAAAGAGATGTGAGCTTTAATTTTACGGTTCACATTGGATCTCGCGATGAAATGAAAGCATCATGGAGGAAATTAAACTACTTAGCAACATGGACGATGCCAGAATATACTGGTGCAGGATATATTCGTGCTCCATTTTGTAGATTGAATATCGGTAATTTGTTTAGAAAAATGCCAGGATATATCAGTAATCTAAGTTACACATTTGACAATCAAGGTGGAACATGGGAAACTGCAAAATTGCAGGGTGATAAATATACAAATGCAACTGATAAAACAATAATCGATGAATCTAGACCTGGCGTATTGGAGTTGCCAAAAACTATACAAGTTTCCGTTGGATTTGTTCCGATAGGTGTTTATCGTCCTGAAAGATATGGAGTTGTTTATCCATTGTACGATGATAGAGTTGATAGTAATGATAATCCAGAAAATGGTTTGATACCACAAAGAGAAGATGTTGTTAATTGGTTTAAAACATTTGATAACACCAGTGTACAAACTGATCCAGATGCTCAAGAGTACCTTGCTGTTCCACCTATTGTATACAAGCCAACACCAGGTGCGGCAAAGGCGGTGGTTCTTTCACAAAATGGACTTACAAATATACCATTAGATTCTGGCAATCTTGGTCCTGGCGAATATGGTCCAGCTAATCCTAATGCGCCACAAGGTCCTCAATTATACGAACAAGTTATGTTGGAGGCAGATGCACCAGCACCTACACCTTAAAACATTCCCCACTTCTTTATGTTGTGGGGAATTTTTTTTAATCATATTTATATTAGATAATTGACTATTCATTCGTAATAGGAATAATATGGAAAACAGATACTCTATGTGTAGTATAGTTAGTGGATCCAGAAAAATGGAACCCGATGGTAATTTTAGAAATGTAAGTAGATTATCAACTGTTATGTATCCTGATCTTAGAACTGGAGACGACCAAATCATAATGGCAGTAGAAGGTGATAGACTCGATACTCTTGCAAAGGAATTTTATGGTGATGAAACGTTTTGGTTTGTTATTGCAGCTGCTAACAATCTTGGCAGAGGAACATTAAATATTCCAGGTGGAACATTGGTTAGAGTTCCAAGATATTCCGAATACGATGGTATTTCTGCTTTGTTAAGAACTTATAATGATGAAAGGTGATTTATGCCAATGATAGATGGATCATATGTTAATCCGTTTTATCGGGAAGTTGATGATTCAGTTCGTTCTGAATTGAATACACGTGCTCGTTATTATGGTGAGCGAGTTAGAAGCACTAGATCAGGTGCATACGAAAAAGGTATTGCGTTTTCATACCAAAAAAAATCATGGGCAAGAGTAAAATCTATTGATCCCGCTTATACTCTTGGTATGGCTGGATCAAAAATAATGAGTAATCGAATCGGTGATCTGACACTTTATAATTCTCAGAGATTTGTTCCTAACAAGGCATTGTTAAAAAGTTTAGAAATTTCAAATGAAGGAACTATTGGATCACTATTAAAAGGTAAATTTACTTTTATTCTTTATCCATATATGACATCTTCCGGGTTTGAGATTGGTGTAATAGAACGTGCATTTTTTACTCCAGGAGCAGAGGTTGAAGTTTCTTGGGGATGGAGTGTTACTGCTAAAAGTAAAGAATGTAATTATGGTAGATTTAATGGTATAATCTATAATTTTAATTGGAGTCTAAATCCAGACTTGTCAATAACTGCAGATTGCTCAATAGTTTCAGCAGCAACTATTGCTCTTGGACATTCTGGTGATTTGTCCACAAAAAAGGATGAGGTTAATGAACCGTCAAAAGTATTAGATAATCCAATTCCTGGACCAAATTTGGCAGCAGTTATTGATAGAGATTTAACAACACCTGGATTTGCTGCAGTTTCTACATTGGCAGTTGGTCAAGGAATCACGGCTGGTATTCCTGGTGTAGAAGGGAAAGGTTTGCCCACAGTTGGTGGAACGTCTGGTCCATATATTCCGGAATATTGGGCAATCGGTTTACCTCACCAAGAAGTTGAACCAGAAACAAATGCACCTGCACCTGCTGGAACACCTGGATCTTCTGTGACTAAGGCAACTAAACCACCTGCACCCGTTACAAAAACATATTTTTATATTAAATTGGGAGTTGTTGTTAATTTTATAAATGAGTTAATTGATAGATTGGAAGCAACAGGTGAGGGCAAGAATGATGTAATGGGTAGACTGTTTGAAGTTCAAGTTTGGCAAAATATTACGGCTTATAATCCTGATATAAAATCTGCATATCCTTTCGATGTTTTCTTTCCAGATGATAGAATGGGAAGTTATGGTCCAACCATAACGCCATATAAAGATATGTTGAGGACCATAACGATTGGGCAAACAATGACAAAAGACATAGGGATAGGAAACATATTGTTAGGAACTGACTTTGTAAAAAACACATATAAAAATTTCGTAGAAGAAAATTCAGCAAATGTTCCTTTCAAAAATATATCTTCATTTTTTGAAGATATTGTAAAAAAAATAAATGAAGCGGCGGGTGATGCCTACCAATTATCACTTATTCAAATGGAAAGGCCAGACGTAGGATTTCCAAATCCAAATAAGCCGGGCCTTGCTATGTCTAGATCAAATAGATCTATTTTATCAATAGAAGATTCGCTATTGAGTGAAACTGCTACCAAGAATGTAGTACCATATGAGTTTAGAGTTGATATATTTAAACCGTTAATAAAAAATGCACAAATTTCATGTAAACCACCGGCTGCTATGGCAACTGCCGCATATGCAAGTGCAAGGGGAACCTCTAAGAAAGCATCTGGAATGAAACCGAATAATGCATTGGTTGATGTTACACCAACAAAAGATAAAGACGTTGGTGCATTTAATACAGAAAAAACCGGTAATGCCGACGGAACAGGAACCACTGGTGTTTTAGGTGATATTATTGCAAAAGCAAATGCAGGTGCTTCGAGTGGATTTAATAATAGTTGGTCTGAACAAATGCGTGGTTCATTAGCTGCACTGAAAAAAAATACAACAGATAGACCGAATAACTCTGGACATTGGTTAAATGCTGCTGCATATCCGATAGATTTTACAATAACAATAGACGGTATAAATGGTTTTAAATTTGGCGATACTATTGCAACGACTGCTATACCAAAGAGATATAATACTGTATATGAAATGGTATTTACAGTAACTAAAATATCACACAAAATAGATGAAAGTGGTTGGGAAACTACATTAAATACAAAATCAAGAATAAAAATGGGGTAAAGGTATTATCATATGCTAGAAGTTCGTAAGAAAATATATTATCAAGAATCCGAAATACGTAGAAATTTATTCACTTATGGAAAAGAATGGATGACTATGATTGATTGGAAAGAATATATTGGTCCATACCATGCATATGAGACGGGAGAAGTATACACGGAGTCTGATTGGAATGGTACTAAATCAAAAAGATTGGTGCCTTACAAAGATAGAAGTCCATCTTATTTCAAATATATCGATTTAGTTCAATACAAGAAAGTTTCACCCAAACAAAAAAAGATAGCATCTACTCGTTTGCATATGAGTGGATATATTGCACCAATTCCTGTTTTAAGAAAACCAACCGAAGATGAATTGAGAATGGGTAAAATGACACGATACTTTGTTTACAAAAGAAACGAACCTGATAAGTTTTGTGTTGAAGTAGATGATGATCAAATGAGTTCATTCAATTTAGACTTCACTGGAATAAATCAATATCTATATGCAATGATTGAGATGCCTTGGAGATTGACTGGTCCAGAGTTTGATGAATTTGATGAAAATGGCTATCTCACACGATATGGTGTTGTTGATACAAATAACAGAATTATTTTGAAAATGTCAAAAAAAATTCGTATATTGAAGGAGGTTTTAAGAAACCCTCGTGAATTAACAATATACGATGATTTTATTTAACATTTCAGAATAACATATGTTTCAAGACAAACCGTGCGTTTGTGTGCCAATCACAAGTAATGCTAACAAGCATCAATCCGAAGTTTCGATAGTAGGTCTTTATCTATCATTCGGTAATGATGAAGAACGATATATCAATTTCACACATCCAGATGAAATTGATACCGATGTAATCCTACAAGAAATACAACTGCATCCAAAATCACTCGTTTTTAATAAAAAGGTATTAGTGAATAATGATTTTAATTATGGTTTTGATATAAATTCATACTTACATTATTATGGACATCCTCACATCAGCCTACATGAATTTTATTCAAAAGGTATGGAGTATCTTGCTAATAAGTTCTACAATATAGAAGATTTAGGTCATGTGATACCATTAACAAATCAATTAGAATGGGCAAGAGGTATTGCAAAATATGTATTGAGATTAAAACCATTTGAGTTCAAAAAAGAAAAATGTGTAAACTATTGTAATGATTTCATAGAAGTATTCCATGAGATAGAAAAAAATCATATTGTTGTTGGTGATGAAATAAAAAAACAAAATTATATGTGGTATACAGCAACGAGCAGACCAAGTAATGCTTGGGGTGGATTTAATTTTTCCGCTATGAATAAGAAAGATGGAACTCGTGATAAAATTCGTTCAAGATTTGAAGGTGGTAAGATTGTTCAATTTGATTACGATGCGTTTCATATAAAGTTGTTGGCAAAGATATTGGATTATCAATTCGACTATCATCCATACGAACAGATACGGGATGAATTAGGAATTGACATGGATTATGACCAATTCAAAGGAAAGGTGTTTCAAAACATTTACGGAACAATAACTTCTGAATTTATGAATCATCCGTTTTTTCAAACAGTTCAATCAATGATTGATACGATGTATGAACAATATCAATCGGAAGGTGTAGTTAAATCTTGGTTTTATGAAAAACTATTTCGTGATATACAAGATGCAACACCGAATAAAGTATTTAACTATGTGTTGCAATCATTAGAAACAGAATACAATGTTCGTAAGATAAAAACTATTTTACCACATTTGAAAGGTAAACAATCGGTATTTATGATGTATCTATATGATGCTTTTATTTTTGATATTCATCCAGATGAAATGGATTTGATAGATATTCTTCATCGTGCTTTCGAGACTGATAATATGTCAGTAAAAATTTATACCGGTGACAGTTTTGGTAGTATTCTACAAATTTAATACATATTTATATTAAGTATGAATATTGATAAAAAATGAGAGAGAGGTATTGAAGACACAACTAGTATGTACTTTTACACGAAAACATCAAGTCAATGATGTATTAAATGATATTGCAAATACTTTTTCAATATTAAATGATAAAGTTTTTCATTTCAAATCGTTTGACACACGTGAAGATACATTGTTATCCTACAATGTAATAATGGACACTTATAAGAAATTTTTACCAAATTCAATAATGGTTCATCAGAAAAAAGAAACTAATACAATATACACTATAAATGCTCTAAATGAACTGATAATGAACTTAAACAATGGTGTGCTAGATAAAACCTATCCGATTGAATGGGAACGGTATAAAAACTGTGCATTATTGAAAAATAAAGAAGGGTTTAGGGTAGTCAAGATTTTTTTAGTGAAGGTTCACACTTTACAATAATTCTATATTTATAGGAATGAAACTATACGGAAATTCATTATGAAGAAAATAAAACTAAAAAGTATAATAGATGAAGTTACTGTTAGAGTAATAAATACATTGAAAGAAAGATACTCGATAAATGAGGGTAGTGGATTCGATACTATATTTGATAGTCTAAAACAAAAATTGAAAAATATATCAATGTTACCAGATAATGTGATAGATGTATCACAATATAAGGAACACGAAGTTATAAACGCATTAAAGGATATAGGTTACGTCTATAAAAAGCCGATGGGTGGTAAGTTACACTTTTTTAATAAAAAAACAAGTATAAGCATATATCTGATTCAAAATGAATTAAAAATAACACTTCTTCCGTGAGAACTTTATGAAAAATAAAAAGAAAAAACTACAAGAATCCATTAGTGAAACGGCCATTAGTCCTTTGAGCTACATAGTTTTCATTGACGCTGGTAATGTTATTGGCGGAAAGAGTGGTTATTTAAAGATACTATTTCAAAACGAAACCACGAATACCATAACATCATGGTTTAGAAATATGGTAAAAGATGACAATTATAAGAAAAATAAAGACAAGTTGATTGCTATAGCTTCAAGATTTTCAAATATACCATCTTTGAAAGTATTGTTCACATCACTTTCTAAACTAAAATCTTCTTCATTCTCACAAGAAGAAAGAGAACAACAAGAGGCAGATATTCAAAGTTTGATTCAAAAAGTAAGTGTATTTATAAAAAGAAGATTAACCGAAGATGACGATATTATTTTGAAAGAACTTTTATCCGATATAAATGCAGTTGGTGAAAATATATTGAATAAAATAGATTCTGAAATAGAATCCAATGAAATAAAATCTGATGATGCAGAGAAAACTCCAAAAAAAGAAGTTAAGGTAAATGAACGTATTAAAAATAAACTACGTAAAAAGATAAAAGAGATTATTAGAACTCATTTGCTTAATAATAGATGATGTGACAAAATGAAAACAAATGGATTATTGCTAAAAAATCTTCTGTATCAAGTTAGATCAAAATTAAATGAAGACAAATCAGAAGCTGAATTGAAACGAATTTTAAAAAAAGACTATGTTAGTTTTGTAAATGACTTAGGTGATTTCATCAAAGATCCTAAATTTGTAGATGCAATAAAATCTCTTTCAAGTAATATTCCAGTTAAAACAAGCAATATTGATGTTGCTTGTAAAGATTTGAAACCGAGTCAAAATGAAGTTGTTTTAGCTAACTCTTTGAGTTATCCGATGAAAGATCCATCAGGAGTAGATGCGGCTCTGAGTGGTGGACCAGTTTCTCCTGGAGGAAGACTCGTTGTTACTGGTGGTGATGGTAAATTTATAATTGACGGACATCACAGATGGTCACAGGTGTATTGTATAAATCCTGAAGCTAAGATAAAATGCAAAGATTTGCCCGATATAAAAAATCCTATGAAGGCATTAAAGGCAACACAATTAGGAATAGGTGCGGAACTGGGAACTATTCCAAAGGCAGAAGGTGGTGGTGTTAATTTATTTGAAATAGGTGAAAATCAATTAAAAAAATATGTAATAGAGAATATACAAGACTCTGTTATAGAAGTTTTTAAAAAACACGATAAAGGTAACAACGCAGAATCAGTTGCAGACTATATTTGGGATAATGTTAAAAAATTACAAGTTGATAATACTCCAGTAGATGATGCACCAGTTCGTAATGTTATGCCACAGACGGATGATGCACCGCAATGGGTTGATAATACATTTAACGTTGAAAAAATACCAGAGACAGTTATACATAGATTAAAACAGTTGGTTAAATACAATAATAAATAATGTAGGAGTTTTTATGAAAAAGAAAATTGTGGTAAAGGATTTGGTTGAAGAAAATCGAAAATTACAAGATACATTCAAAAAAAGATTGAATGAGGGGTTTTTTGACAATGTATTGAAGAAAGTGGGTATGGGTGAACCGGAACAAGTGAAACAGAAAAAAGTTTCAACTATGACTCCGAAAGAAAAAGAATTGTATGATAAGGCAAAGGCAGCCGCTGGAACTGCTGCGGAAGATGCTGCTTGGGCAGAATATGAGGCGGAAAGATATGGTGGTGGGGATAAATCACCTGTTCTTGGAAAACAAGATACACCTATGGCACAAGAACTTCAAAAGAAAACAGTTGAAGACTTGGCAAAAGATATGAAACTTGAATTTTCAAAGATTAAAATGAATTATGACGGAACAATAGACTACAATGGAACGTTTGAATTTGATCCAACGATTCATTTAGATGATAAAAATGGTTTATTATTACCTATGAATAAGGTTAGTGTTTTGGCATTTTCACCAAATACAAAAGGTAATCCTTGGGAATTACATAAAGGTATGCCTCAAAAGGCAGACCAAATTAGTTATAAAGCCAATGATGGTGAACATACGTGGTTCAATAGTATTGGTAGAGATAAACTTGCTGACATGATTAGGAAAAATTTGAATCCTCCTGGTAAGATTGAAATTCCATATAAATTTGATTATGAAATCAAAACACCAGCTGGTCGTTCTGATGATTACGATGATTACATGACAAGGTGATACATCGCCAACTAAAAAAAATGATAAAATGGGAAATCTTCGGATTTCCCATATTTATTTATAGAAAAAATTGCTTGCTTATTAAACATTAAATTCGTATATTAGTATTGTCCTATTAGAACTGACATTCTTTTAGTAACAGTTAATCATTATTCATTACACATTTGGAGAAACAGCATGAGTATTAACCTCGATGCAATCAAGAGTCGTTTGAACTCTTTGAAAAACACAAACAATCGCACATCAAACATTTGGAAACCCGATCCAGGTGAAACCCAAATCCGTATTGCCCCTTATATCCACAACAGAGAAAATCCTTTCATCGAATTGTATTTCCATTACAATATCGGTAAACGTTCTATTCTTTCACCTGTATCATTTGGTCGTCCTGATCCAATCGTTGAGTTTGCTGAGAAGTTGAAGCAAACTGGAGATAAAGAAGATTGGGTGATGGGTAGAAAACTCGAACCAAAAATGAGAGTGTATGCACCTGTTATCATTCGTGGTCAAGAAAATGAAGGTGTTAAATTTTGGGGATTTGGTAAACAAGTCTATGAAGAACTACTTGCTTTCTTTGTTGATCCCGATTACGGCGATTTGTCTGATCCTAAATCCGGTCGTGATATTGTTGTTACAGTTAAGTCACCAGAAGAAGCTGGTAAAACTTATGCAGAAACAACTATTCGTGTTAAACCAAAAGAAACCCCAATCACAGAATCTCAGGATGTTCTTGAAAAAATTAAGACACAACCACAGATTACTGAATTGTTTCCTGAGCCATCATATGATGATTTGAAAATTCAATTACAAACTTGGATGGGTACTTCGTCACAAGAAGAACCTGCTGCTGATTTGAATTACAAACAAGAAAAGACCGAGAAACCCGCATCATCTGCTGATGATATTGGCGTTACATTTGATGACCTATTTTAATAAGGGTGTGTTATGGCAAAATCAAAAAGTGATTTATCCGATGAACTCGGTGGAGTCATTGCCGAAACTATAAACAAACAATTCAAAGCTCAAAACATTAAGAC